GTGCCGGTACAGGTACATTTTTAGATGGCAACCAACAGAGTTATGGCATGTGGTTTACACCGCCCGACATTGGCACACAGGTACTGTGTGTGTTTGTAAACGATGATCCCAGCAACGGCTATTATATCGGATGCCTGCCAGAAAATGGCATCACTCGCATGATCCCAGCCATTGGTGGAGTAGACAACACACAGGCACAGACACAAAATGCCGCCCAGGCTGGATACCTAGGCAGTTCGACTAGACTGCCTGTGACTGAAATAAACAACAACCCGCAAAATCCCAAAACCAGCGAAAGCCCTACCTATTTTAATGAAAAGAAACCGGTACACAGCTATGTGGCTGCCATCCTGTTCCAGCAAGGACTCAACAATGACATGGTTCGTGGACCAATTGGAAGTAGTGCGCAAAGAGAAAGCCCCAGCAACTGCTATGGTATCAGCACACCGGGGCGTGCAATCTACCAAGGCGGACTAGGCGATACTAGTAATCCACAAATCTTGGACAGTCAAACTCTAGAAGGCATCACGGTCATTGGACGACGAGGTGGACACAGCTTGGTTATGGACGACGGTGCTCAGAATGGATCAGACAATCTGGTACGTATCAGGACCGCCAAGGGTCACCAAATAACCATGAGTGATGATGGCAACTGTTTTTACATCTGCCATGCCAATGGTCAGACCTGGGTAGAGCTGGGACAAGAAGGCACACTAGATGTGTACAGCACCAACAGCATAAACATGCGTACCGAAGGCACTATAAATTTGCATGCCGATAATGATGTGAATATTTTTGCAGGCAACAAAATGAATTTAAAAAGTGTCAAGGGCACCAGTATACAAAGTGATGCCGGTGCTGATCTAGCTTGTAAAGGCAAGTTGTTGTTGTTTGCCAAGAGCAGCATGTCTATCAAGAGCGGTGGACAATTGGCCATCAAGAGCAGTTTGGGTAGTTGGAGTTCTAGTGCGGCGTTGAGTCTGAGCGGCACCATATTGTTGTTGAACAGCGGACCTGGATTACCAGCCAGCACACCCAAGGGCATAACCAAGTATGTGCAACCAAACACGGAATTCAATCCGTCCACAGGCTGGCAAGTCACACCCACTGGCACCCAAAGTATTTGTACTCGCGCACCCACACACGAACCATACCCGTATCACAATCAAGGTGTGGCCATACAGACCAGTGTGGTACAAGATGGACAACCAAGCCCACCATTTGATGCACCCGATTTGCCAGCCGGAGTCTCCATCACAAAAACATCATGAGCATATTCAAATACCAACTTCCGTCAGGATCCACATTTAGTCTGACAGCTCCGGCCGGCACCACACAGCTACAGGCTGATTTGATCTTTTATGGTCAAGTGGCCGCTGGCGCACTAGTAGGATATACTCCTGGGCAGACACTGACCAGCAGTGCCGAGGCTGTAACCAAGTTTGGACTGAGTCGGCTGGATCGCGGCACAGCTGGTGTAGACACGCAGGCTATCTTGGCCATCGTAAACACTATTCCTTCGATTAGCGGAGTGCCATCCTTGATCAACGTGCCATTAACAAACCCAATCAATCAAGCCGATCTGGTCAACATAAATTCTGGAGACCTAGCACCTGATGCAATTGGACCGTTGAGTTCCTCTCAGGTACAAGGCATTTTAGCACAGATAGCCAATCTGGTAGATCAAGCATCTGATGTCATGAGCGACGACAAAGGGGTAGGGCAATACGGTCTCAGTTGTGTGCAACTGGAACAGGCAGGTTATGTCAAACCTGGATCCTGGCAGAGGTTTATTTTTGATCCAGCACCGTTAACTCAGGTATTAGCTTCACCTGGCATCTGGACTGGCCGCGACGGCGTGACAGCAGTAGCACAATTTTTAGGCAGTCCTAATTTACAAACCAATGCACAAGTGTCCTTGTTAAATACTGGCTATAACGGCCTAGTATCAGCTGGCGTGATAAGTCCTATCAGTTCTTCAGCCATAAGTGCCAGCCTTGGCCAGGTGTACGCACAGAGTGGACTACAAAGCCTATCAAGCCTAAGTGCATTAACTGGTGCAAGTCTATCAGTTCCTGCATCAATCAGCACAGCACTGGCTGGAACACCGATTGCCAGCCTGTTATCTTCACCAATCACTAACGTAACTTCGATTGCGTCAGGTGCAATAAATCAATTATCAGGCGGCCTCTCAAGTTTGACTAATCTTAGTGGATTGGCTAGCAGTTTAAATAATACCGCAATAGGTGATGTGAGTGCATTGGTCGCCAATGCTGGCAGATTTGGTTCGGCGGCTACAGCTGCCTGGAGCCAAGTTAGCAATTTACCTGGACTGGGTGCATTGACCAATCTCACAACAGAACTGCCTAGTCTGTCTGGTATCACTGGAGTATTGGGCAGTTTTGGAGCCGACACAATAGGCAGCCTCAGTGGGTCATTAAATGGCTTGGTAGGCGATCTCGGTGGCAGTCTCAGTAGTTTAACCAGCTCGCTTGATATCACTGGCAAGGCTGGACAATTTGCCGCAGCATTCAGCGATCCACTTGCTAGTTTAAGCAATCTGGGTAATTTTGATATAGCCAGCTTGACCAATCTAGGTAGCCTTGGTGATCTTAGTAGCCTGACAGGCTCTTTATCTAATCTAGGTAGTCTAACTGGCAGCCTCGGTAGTCTTGGTGATCTCACAGGCAGTCTCAGCAGTTTGACTGGCAGTCTTGGAAGTCTAAGTAGTTTAACTGGCGGGTTAGGTAGCCTAACCAATCTAACAGGCAGTCTTGGCAGTTTAGGTAGTTTAACTAGCAGTCTTGGAAGTCTAAGTAGTTTGACTGGTAGCCTTGGAAGTCTTGGAAGTCTTGGTAGCCTGGCCAATTTTGGCGGATTGGGTGCTCTCGGCGCGATCGGTGGTCTTTTTGGTGGAGGCGGCGACGAATTAGTAAGCAGCACCCAGGTAGCAGCTGGTTACAGCAACACAGTAAATCGTGGCACACTAGACGTGGCCTTTCTGAAAATAATAGGTAGCCCCAAAGTGCCGTTGCCAGTTTTTGATTATCCTTCGCCCGGCAGTATATCTCTCAATGCCAACAAAGACATATTAGCAGCTTCTAACATACTACAAAATCTTAAAGGCCTGGGCGGCACGTTGTTAAGTCAAGCAACTGGTCAGATTACCAACTCCGTTAACAGCTTTGCAGGTCAAGCCGGTGGAGTGATTAGTAATGCTTTAAACAGATTTGTTTGACAGTAAATACACTATGACAACTTTTATTGGATTCAACACTATAAATCAAAACAAATATTTCACCTTGACTGATTTTGAACTGATCAAGCGAGATTTATTAAATGCTTTCAACATCAGACAAGGTGAACTGATAGGTGTGCCCAGCTATGGCACCACTTTATGGAACAATCTTTTTGAAAATCAAACACAAGACACTCTGAACACTGTGTATGAAGAAATACAGCGGGTGGCTGGCGGAGATCCACGAGTTTACATAAATGCTATTGAAGTTTTTCCGCAACAGAATGGACTGTTGCTACAGCTAGAACTGACCGTGGTGCCCAGCACAGATGCACAGCGTCTAAGTATCTTTTTTGATCAAACACAACGGGTGGCCAGCTATGTTTAACTGCCCAGTTTATTAATTCCATAAATACAAAACACTGGAACAAATATGGCAACCACCACAAGACAAACCGTAATATTTGGAGTAGAGGACTGGAAAAGGATCTATCAAACCTATAGAGAAGCCGACTTCCAAAGCTATGATTTTGAAACACTTCGTAAAAGTTTTGTAGATTACTTGCGCCTGTATTATCCAGAAACCTTCAATGACTACATTGAAAGTAGTGAATTTATCGCCTTGCTTGATGTCATGGCTTTTATGGGTCAGGCACTAGCATTCCGTACAGATCTCAATACTAGAGAAAACTTTTTAGACACAGCTGAACGCAGAGACAGCGTGATCAAGCTGGCCAATTTGGTCAGCTATACACCATTGCGCAACACCGAAGCGTCGGGATATCTCAAGGTATTCAGTGTCAGCACCACAGAAAACGTGGTGGACTACAATGGGATAAATCTAGCCAACGTCACAGTAAACTGGGCAGATCCCACCAATCTTGACTGGCAAGAACAGTTTACAGTTATTATAAATGCTGCCTTGGTCAATACACAACGATTTGGCCGACCCGGAGCTAGTCAAGACATCCTGGGTGTACAGACACAAGAATACACTATAAATCTTGTGCCAGGATTCCTGCCCGTGATCCCATACACTGCCACTATTGATGGCATCAACATGCCGTTTGAGGCAGTGAACGCCACATCAGCTGGGCAAGATTACATATACGAACCACCTCCATTGCCAGATGGCAGATTTAATATATTATTCCGTAACGATCAGCTGGGTTTTGCCAGTGCCGATACCGGATACTTTTTTTACTTCAAGCAAGGCACATTACTGAACCAAGATTTCAACCTAGCTGAACGAATCACCAATCGCGCTGTCAACATCAACATTGATGGTATTAACAATACTGATGTATGGTTGTATCAACTAGACGATATAGGCAACATAAGTTTTTTCTGGAGACCTGTTCCCAGTGTGTATGCAGCCGCAGTAGAACAGCTTGTTCCTGGCACACAGAATATCTACAGTATTGCCAGTAGAGCCAATGATCAAATCACATTGAACTTTGGCGATGGGATTTTTAGCACCATCCCAGTTGGAACCTTTAGGACCTATGTGCGTGCCAGCAATGGATTGACCTACATAATCAATCCACAAGAAATGCAAAGTGTACAGATTCCCATCAGTTATGTGAGCCGTACTGGACAGATTGAAACATTGACCTTTGTCTGTGGTATCACTCAGCCGGTCACTAACGCACAGGCACGTGAGACCATTGCTGAAATCAAACAGCGTGCTCCAGCACAGTATTACACACAGAATCGCATGGTCAACGGCGAAGATTACAGTAATTTTCCATTTACTCAATACAACAGTATCTTGAAAAGCACAGCTTTAAATCGTGCCAGTATTGGAACCAGTAGATATCTTGATCTAGTTGACGGCACTGGAAAATATTCCAGTACCAACATATTTGCCAGTGACGGTGCCTTGTACGAAAGTAATTTAACTCCAGCATTCCAGTTCACGTATCTCAGCATCAACGACATCAGTGACGTGGTCTACAATCAGATCAATCCCTTGCTTGCCAAGGCCGGATCTGAGCAGTTTTATTATGCCAATTTCCCCAGGCCCGATCTTGCCGCATTGGAGTATACCTGGCATCTCAGCACAGTGATAACCAATGAGGCCACGGGCTATTTTGAAAATAGTGCAGGCAACGCTGTTCCTATTGGACAGTATGCCAGCAACAATGCACAGTATATCACTGTGGGTAGCTTGGTCAAGTTTGAACCACCAGCTGGTTATTATTTTGACGCAGACAATAACTTACAGGCTGGCACAGCCACATTGCCCACCGAAAA